GGCCCGCCCGCGACGTGAACGCTGCCGCGTTGTTCGTGCCAGACGCAAGCCCGATGCCGAGCACCCGAACGATCAGAACGCGGTCAGACGACATTAGGTCGACCCCCGCAGGATCAAGCCCGCAGTCGACCACAGCCGGGGTTCGTCGACCGCTGACGTGTAGTCTTCTGCCGATGACTTCGATGAGATCGTCGGCATCTTCGCTTCGACGTAGGTGGTCGGCGTCGTGCCGCCTGCGATCGCCTGCTGACGGTAGAGCCGGAACGTCACGCCCGTCGCTGCCGCCTGCAGCATCCCCTCCAGTGTGTTGTTCGGGTCGGCGACGTTGCGACCTGCTGCCGTGGCGTAGATCTGCGTTGCCGCGAACCACCGCGTCAGGTTGCCCGCAGGGAAGACCGACGACAAGAACTCTAGATCGGCGACTTCGCCCCAGTTGACCACGTCGGTCGTCAGCCCTGACATGTCAGACGACGACGCAGCGGCCCGCTGACGGGTGGTGCGGCGCAGATCCCCTGCTACCCCGCACGGCGACCAGACGCCCCCCACGTTGAAGGTCGCTGTCGTCGATTGTGGGCTGCTGGCGATGCTGACCGTTGTTGACGCGAAGCCGTAGACTGCCGCGTCTGCCAGCGTGGCGAAGGTCAGCGTGATCGCCGACGCCGACGCCGTCGCCAGCGTCAACGTCAGGGGCGACGTCGACGGGTTCGTGCCAGGTGCGACGTTGTAGGTCGACGCAGCCACGATGCCGAGCGACACTATCGGCGGCCCAGGCAGTGCGGCAGCCGTCATCTGCGCCGCAAGGTACTCCGCCACCGTGTCAGTCTCGGCAGGGTACGGTGCCGTCAGCGACGACACGCCGAAGCCCCACTTGCCGGTCGCTGCAGGTATTGACACCGACCCGATCGCGTTCGCTACCGTGAACGCAGGGGCTGTCACCTGCCATGTCGCCAGAGGGAAGTTCGCCATCTTATGCCATCCCCGTGATCAGCCCGCGTTGACGGGCGCCTTCTTGCATCTGCGCGAACCGACGGCTGATGCTTTCGCTGTCGGCGAAGGTCGAATCGATCCGCAGGTTGTAGGCGTAGTTCTGCACCGGCTGCTGCCGCTCCGTCGGCGGCCCTGCGTTCGCCTTCTTGTCGGCGCCGAGCACTGCCGCGATCGTGTAGCCTAGCGTGCCAGCGACTGCCATGCCTGCCGCCTGCGGAAACAACCCCTCTGCAGCGTAGGTGGCTGACTTGACCATCGCGATGTCGCCGAGGCCTGACGCCACGTTGCCGAGCGCTGCGCGGGCGACCTCGCTCATCTTCTTGTTACCCGCGATCGCGTTCGCCAGCAGCTTGCCGTTCTGAATGACCGCCAGGTTGAACATCAACGCCTTCGCTGCCTTGTCGTCGGCGATCTGCTTTTCCTTTGCGACCTGAATCGCCTCCATTTCTTCCATCATCAGGTCGAGTTTGCCTTGTGCGACCAGCTCCTCTTCGGTCTTGACCTTCGCTGCGTGCTCGCGCGCCGCCTCTAGCCGCTTTTCGTTCAACTCGATCTCGTTCAGGTACATCCTGTCGCCGAGCGCTGCCATGCCGTCGAAGTCAGACCGCGACATCTCCATGATGCGTTGCGAGTAGTCGCCGGACTGCTCCTGCATCTTGTCGAGCGCGTCGTACTGCGCCTTCGTGATTTGTTCGTAGCCGCCTTCTGCCAACTGCACCGCGTACACGACGTCTTCGGCTGTCGTCCGCACTGCGTCGCCGACGCCACGGGGCGCACCGGTGTCTTGCCCTTCGCCGCGCGACTTCGCCAAGGCGGCAGCCTTCGCCTGACGAAAGACCTCAATCTGCTTGATCTCTTCCTCTAGCCCCGCCTTCGCCAGCGCGCCGTAGGCCTCTGCCATCGCCTCGGGTGACGATTCCAAGTCTAAGATGATGCCTTCGATGCGGTCGCGTTCGTCCTGCACGTAGATCGACCCGTCGGCTAGGATCTTCGCCGCGGTCGTCGCCGCCTTGCCGAGCGTATCCTGCAGCGCCGACTGGTAGGCGTCTGCGCTCTGCAGTGCCGCATCCTGCTGCGCCAACTCTTCTAGCCCGATGTCTTTCAACGCTTGATTGTAGAGTAGCTTGATGTCAGCGCTGCGCGCGCCCATCGCTGCGGCTGCCTTCGCTTGCGCCTCCGCCGTTTCGACCATCGCTTCGTTCAGCTTGTCGGTCGCCTCCGTCGCGTCGTCAGTGTCGCCGCGTAGCATCCACAGCAGGCTGCTTAGAGCGCGAACCGGGATCAGCAGGAAGTTGATGACGTCGAGCGCCGTTTCGAAGACGACCTTCAACCGGGCGCCCATCTCCTCCATGTCGCCGCCGCCTAGCACCGCTTCGGCGAAGGCACCCTTGATCGCGAACAGGCTCTTTTCGGTCTCATCCCAGACCTTCTGCCCCTCTTCGCCGTACGACTTGAACAGGTTCTCGGCGCTTTCGAGGAACATGTCGACGCCCTGCTTCGCGATCGCGAAGCCTGCAGTCACGCCCGCGATCGCCTTGATCGCCCCCGGCCCGCCAAGCTTCTGCACCAGGGCGCCCGCTGCCGCGTCAGCATCGTCGGCGACCTCGCGCAGCTGGTCTGACAGCTTGCCCGCGCTCTGCTTGACGTCGTCTAGCCCCTTTTCGCCCTTCTGAAGCGCGCCGACAAGTCCGCTGCTGTCGCCGTCGATCGTTACTACTGCACCGGCTACGCTGCTCATCGCTTCAGACCCTCCAGCATCGACGCCATGCGTTCGGCTGACTTCGTGCGTTGTTCGTCGTAGGCCTTCGCGCCTTCCTGCAGCTCGTATTGCACGACCTCGGCGAGTTCAAGTTGCGCGTGCGACATGTCACGAAGGGCGATCTGCGGCGACCCGCGTTCGATCATCTTGCCGAACTTGTTCGCCGACCAGAAGCCCGCAGGTTCGTCGACAAGCACTAGGCAGGTCGTCGGCGCGGGTGTCATGCTGTCGTGCCCTAGCCCTTGCCTGTAGCCCATCGTGCAGCCTCTCTGATAGCGGGTTGCGTCGGGGCATTCCCAACAACGGAACCCGTGCGTCATCACTAGCCGGGCGTAGTCTCGCCAGACGACCCGGCTGAAGTAGGGGGGAAGCCAAGCCCCATGACCGCCGTAGCGATCGGCGACACGTCCGCCCACGACAGCCGCAGCAGCCACGCCCGCCGCTCGGCTTCGGTGCCGCCAGCAGGGAACGCAGGCGTGAAGTCTTCGCTGCCTTCGACGCAGGCGACCAGCAGCCCGATGTGAAGCGCGATGGTGGCTTCGAAGGCGTCGGGTTCGGTCGCCCGCACGCCCGCACCGTGCCGCTGCAGCGCTGCCATGTAGCGCGCCCCCTCCAGTGCGTTCGGCTCACGCGCTAGCAGCGTGCCAGTCTGACCTTTGCTCTTGACCGTGATCTTGTGCTGTTCGACGAACTCGATTGCCATGCGTTGCCCTTGCGACGAAGGTGGTGGGGTGGGTGCGCCGACTGGCGACCCGTTAGGAGTTGAACTTGATCGACATGACCGTCGTCTGACCGCTGTTCGGTATGCCGCCGAACTTCAGACCGATGTTCCGGTAGCCGTTCGCATCGCCAGGCGCAGGCCATTCGATCAGCTGCGGCTCTGACAGCGTGAAGATGATGCTGTTGTTGCCGATCGCCAGCGTCACGATCAGGTCGTAGGTCGCGTTGATCGTGTTCGCCTGGGCGTCAGTCCAGTCCGGCTGCACCGTTTCGGCGAAGTTCGCCACTTCGACCGCGATCGTCGGGTAGGTCGTCAGGGCGATGAATCCAAGCCCGAACCCGAACTCCTGCCGCGTGTCCATGACGTCGCTGATCGCCCACCCCGTGTCGACCGTCACCTTCGACAGCGCGTTCGTGTCGGCGCCGAAGAAGCCCGTCAGCGACATCGATGCGTTCTGACCGATCAGCGGGGGCTGCGGCTTCGCCGTCACCGTGTATTGTTCAGGGTAGATCGGCACCGTGTTGCCGCTGCTGCTGACGTCGACCCACTTGCCCTTGATCGTCCAGTCGATCATGATCTTGCCGCCCGATTCCCAGCTGATCTTCGGAACGCAGATGCAGTCGAACGCGTCGTACCGCTTGCCGTTCGACTCTTCGTAGGTGATGCTGAACGGCTGCACCGCGTAGGTCTGCGTCGCCCTGTCGACGTCGGCGAAGAAGTACGGCTGCACCGTCAGCAGCGTGTCGGTGTTCGGCAGCGTGATCGCCCACGGCGACGCAAGCCACAGCGCTGCCAGCTGCGATGCCGCCGTCGTGATGTACGCCGAGTTCGGCCCTTGCGCCTCGTCGAACCGCCAGAAGAGTTCGGTCTGCAGGGTGATGTCCCAACCGATGCCGCCCGTGACCGCCGCCTGACCGCCGCCGTACGGGGTGTAGATGTCAGTTCGCTGAATGATGCCAGCGCCGCGCGGGGCGAACTTCGGCGTGCCGACCACCCGCACCGCGTTCTCACCGGCTAGCGTCGGGTCGTCGAAGGTGCCGAGCGCCGACTGCGTTTTGATGAAGACGGCGCTTGTGTTACTCGCGATCAAGTACGACATTTTGTTACCTTGCTAGGCTGCGGCGCTGAAGCACCTGAATAGAAGCACGAACGGTCTGTTGAATCAACGTCTGCCCGGTGTCGTCTTCGCCGACCACGAAGTCGACAGGCGTCAGCCCCGACGACGGCAGGCAGTTGTAGATCCCTGTCGCCGTGAAGTTCGGCGTCGACTGGTTGCGCGCGTCGTAGTTGATGAAGCCGTAGGTCGCCGAGCAGAGAATCATGACGATGCCTTCGACGTAGGCCCGCACCGCCGTTTCGTAGGCCTCGATCGTGAACGGCTGCACCGTCGTCAGCGGGTGCGCCCCGGTGTTGTCGTAGTACCCCCAATCGCTGCAGACGCTGACCTCCAGTTCGTGCGTCTGGTCGAGCGCGCCGAGGGCGTCAGTGATCAGCCCGTCGGTGCGGATGACCGTCAGCCCGACCTTCGGCTGCGATTCGGCAGTGAAGAGCGAGCGCTGCGACGTGAAGATGTTCCCTGCCACCGGCGACGGCAGGCCAGGGGCGCCCATCGCCGTCAGCCACGTGCTGTCGCAGACCGTCGACCAGTTCGCGATGACAAGCGCCTTCGCCGCGTTCGCGACGACCTGCGCGCCGTTGGCAGTTCCGGCGATCACGGGCGACCCTGCGCGCGGGCGAAGTTGATCCGGTCAGCCAAGCCGTCAGTCGTGATGCCGACCTTCTTGCCTGCCGACTGCATCATCGCCGTGCGGTTCAGCTCTTTCTGCACCCCGTCCGCGAACGGGCGACCGAACCGAACCAGCGGGCGCTTCGGGGTGGGGATCGTGACCGTGCCGCTCTTCTTGCGCGACGTCTTGCGCGTGTAGGCGCCGATCCCAAGATTGTGGTTGCGGGCGTAGGGCAGCGACGTGCCGAGTTGCACCGACGTGCCGCTGACGTTGTAGACGTAGTTCGGATGATTCGTGACCGTCATCGACGGGTAGAGCCGTTCGTGCGCCGCCGGTGTCGCTGACCTGGGCGTCGGCGTCCA